GATTAAAAACTTCGTTGAAAAAATGCCTGACGGCGTTCGCCTTACGGAAGTTACTAAAAAAGTTAAGACATTTGCCGAACTGTCAGGAAAGGAGAGAAACCAGCTCATAGATTTTATCGATAAACGGGAAAGCATCATTGTATTTAAGGTCAGAAAAGAAGGTTCTGGTAACGGAGTAACCTTTTTCCGCCACAAAAAATATGGATATCCCAAGCGGGAAGGAAACGTCACAATCATTAAGGACCTTCAATCAAAATTATGTACCAGATGCGGGCAGACAAAATCAGTCGATGATTTTTATTCAGATGCCAGCAAACGTGACGGGAGAGCCATTTATTGCAAGAAGTGCGAATCTGCAATGAAACGCTCACGCAGAGAATGCAACAAATTAATTCTGCAACAACAGGAACCTGAAATGAATAACCTAAAAGCAGTTTCACCTTCACCAGAAATACTCAGAAAGCAGGCGGAAGAATTGCTGAAAGCCGCCGAAATTGCGGAGAAAAAACGCCAGGAAGATGATGTATTCAACAAAAAACTTGCGCCCTTAAAACTTGAAATTCTTCAGGCCGCCGGAAAAATGCAGCTTAAACTGGACGAATTCATCGACTGTATGGATGAAATGAATAAAGCAGTTCAGAAGCTTAAAGAACTGACCGCCTGATATTAATAAATTGCAACTACCGGAGTTAACTATGAACGAAACAGAACTGAAGCACATTATCGCCCTGCTTCTGGAAGATGCCAAACAGGTTTATCGACTTAGCCCAAATTCCGCAACGCTGACACGCATCCAGATGGCAGAAAAAGCACTGAAACAGGATAATGAAAACAGCGCATCCGAAGTTGATGCTAATGGTGAAAATGAAGTAATAGAAATAAACAGCAATATCAGCGACAGTTGCGTCGCTTACAGCCACCAAATAATTCGTGTAAGCGCAAGAATAATGGAAGTGATGGCAAGTGAGCTTGAAAAGAACAACATCAAGCCCACTGATTGTTGTTTAAGAACCGTAATGAACGTTATTTATTACTCGATGTTCCGAAGTCGCTAACAGCATCGAGTTTTTCATCAAAAAATGATTCAAATGCATCGTAAAATACGGCAATAGCACCGCCCTTATCTACCGCGGCAGGAACTGCCTTTTGAGGTATATCTTTCTCCCTGAATTGTGTGTTGTAGGTATCGACAGCCAGCCGCATCAGAAACATCACTTTTTCTTCTTGTGTCATAAATTCACTCTCCTTACGGGGTTTGTAGTTGAGGAGTTCTCCACGGGTCAGGTGGAGTTCGTGCGCCGGACACGGGTGAGCATCCGGCACTGTCAGTTTACTGAACAGATATTACCCTGAAAAGCCAGGGTGCAACACGAAAGCGCACGGCGAAGACTCTTTCCCTTTGAAGGCTTGTCGTTAGATTTCTTCGACCGTGCGCTTCCGGTTGTGAATAACAACATTGCTGTGTGTAGTCATTGGCGGATATCAGTTTAATTGCTGGCTGATATCCGCCCTTTTTTAAAGTGAATTTTGTGATGCGGTGAATGCGGCTCAGCGCACGCGGAACAGTTAAACCGACAGGACAGGATGTCACGGAAAGTCATCGTCCCCTGACCCGGCGTTAATTGTTAACTGGTTAACGTCACCTGGAGGCACCAGGCACCGCATCAACAAAGTTCATTTGTGAAAATGGAGATAATTATGATTGCTCATCACTTCAGAACTGATGAAATACCACGTCAGTGCGTGACACCTGGCGATTATGTTCTTCATGAAGGCCGCACATATATCGCTTCAGCAAACAATATTGAAAAGAGAAAACTCTATATTCGCAACTTCACAACAAAAACATGCATTACCGACTGCATGATTAAAGTTTTCATCGGGCGCGATGGCTTACCCGTAAAAGCGGAGTCGTGGTGACGAGTAATAAAATACACCTTCCATATCTGTAACAAACAAGCCGGAATAATAACCGCATTAATTATCAATCACGGAAAAATCAAAATGAAAGAACTTGCGCAAAATGAAATATTTTCCGAAACCAGTCCTGATGCAATAAATGAACTCAAAGAAATTGCAGAACGCATAAATGAAATATGCAAAAAACACCAGATAGATTATGTATTTTCATTTTCAGAGCTAACAGAAATCGCAATTAACGAGTATAAGGACAGTCGTTTTGTTTCCTTCGGTTTATATTGCGAAACCACCAGCCCATATATTCATGCTGCATCTGAAATTGTCGACAGTCATATTGATCCACAAAGAATTCAGGAACTGACCCTGGCACTTCAACTTCTCAGAGAAAATGGCGAATGCAACTGCTCTGACTGCCAGCATGAAAAGAAAAAAACAACTCGCAAAACAACAAACCAGGCAACCTTGCACTGAAATAAAAAATCCGGCAGCGCAGGCTACCGGACTACCCCCTGCGTCACTGTATTCGGAGAAATCAGACAAAGGGCCGCTAATTCTAATCCAGCCAGAGGTTTAAATACAATGAGCGCTGATAAACAAACTTTTGCACTGCACTGCGAAGCAAAAAACGATAAAGTCAGAAAACGCCTTGGCATCAAAGGCGGTTTTTTCTGGGCTGATGCCAGAAAACTTTCTGTCGCAGTTTCCCGCTGCATTGCAGCCATGGACGATGCAGGCTACGACGAGGATGATTTCAAAAAACCCGTTCGCGTAAATTTCCCCGTCGTGAATGACCTTCCACCGGAAGGCGTGTTTGATACTGAATTCTGCAACCGCTATGAAAAAGGCGGGGAAGATGGCATCACCATGATGGCTATACCCTTCAATGACAACATCAACGGTGAAGATGCCACAACCGCTGGCGATGACAACGATGACCCGGACGGAACTATTCCGGATGATGTGGAGAAAAGCGAATCCCCGGACAGCGACGATGACTGTTCTGAGTGTGAAATGCCCGTCGCCACTCTGAGCCTTACTCATCGCTTCCTTCACCTCTTCTTCTTCAGCAAGGATGAAGATGGAAAATACCGGCATCACGCCACACCAGAACAACGTAATCAGGTGATTCGTCTGGAGATGGACACAGAAGACAGTTACCTTCAGAGCCTGCTTACTGCTGTGCGTTCACATCCAGAACTGGATAAGCTGACGAATTATCATCTGGGAAGACTGGCACAATCCGTTGGAAAGGCATTCTCTCACTCAACAACCCGTCATATCGGCCCGGCCGAATTCGACAAGTTCATCTCCACCTGGATGAAAACAGACTATGTGGATCAGGGATTGCTGACAAAAGAATGGCAGAAAGGAAATTGTGTTACAGGCATCACCCGTACGCCTTCCGGTGCTAACGCTGGCGGTGGAAATCTTACCGATCGTGGCGAAGGCTTTACCCACAATCAGGCATCACTGGCGCGAGACATTGCCACTGGCGTTCTGGCCCGTTCAATGGATGTGGATATTTATAACCTGCACCCTGCACATGCAAAACGCGTTGAAGAAATCGTTGCAGAGAATAAACCGCCCTTTTCTGTTTTCCGTGACAAATTCATCGCCATGCCCGGTGGGCTGGATTATTCCCGCGCCATTGTGGTGGCTTCCGTGAAAGAAGCACCAATCGGCATTGAGGCTATCCCGGCGCGCGTGACTGAATATCTCAACAAAGTGTTGACCGAAACCGATCATGCCACCCCTGATCCGGAAATCGTGGATATTGCCTGCGGTCGCTCCTCTGCCCCGATACCGCAGCGTGTAACAAAAGAAGGAAAACAGGATGATGAAGAAAAACCGCAGCCATCTGGCGCAATGGCAGATGAACAGGCAACGACTGAAACAGTGGAACCGGATACAACTGAACATAATCAGGACACGCAGTCGATGGATGCTCAGCCACAGATAAATTCTGTTGATGCGAAATATCAAAAACTGCGTGCAGAACTCTATGAAGCCAGGAAAAACATTCCACCCAAAAATCCTGTCGATACAGACAAATTGCTGGCTGCCTCTCGTAGGGAGTTCGTTGAAGGTATCAGCGACCCAACCGACCCGAAGTGGGTGAAGGGGAGCCAGACTCGCGACACTGAGGACCAGAATCAATCCAAAGTGGAACAAAATGAGCCAGAAGCGGAACAAAACAGCCCGGATACGCAACAAAACGGACCGGAAGAGCCACAGCCTGGGCCAGTAATGCAACAGGAAGTGGAAAAGGTTTGCACCGCATGCGGTCAGAACAGTGGCGGGCATTGCCCTGACTGTGGTCCAGTAATGGGAGATGAAACTTACGCTGAAACTTTTGGAGAAAATGAGACCACTGATGGAGATGACCAGGCGCAAATGAAGAATGAATACATTCAGGAAAATGCTGTTGATACAACTCAGGAACACGATTCGGTTGTTCACATCGCTCCAGATAGTGATGCTTCTGACAATAATGATGATTCAGAGCAAGCAGATTTCGACTGGAAAAGGCAACTCGTGCTTGCAGCCGTCTATGGTTTGTGCGCAAACCCTGCATGCGTAGCAACAGCGCCAGCAATCCCTGATATCGCAATCATGATTGCCAACCGCCTTGGAAATTTCGGAGGTGATGAATCGTGAATGCCTGGCTTATCCCCGATCGCATTGAAGATCAGTCATGGGCACGACACCACCAGCAAATTGCCCGTGAAGAAACTGAAGCAGAGCTGGCGGACGACCTGGAAAAAGGACTGCCCCAGCGCCTGTTTGAATCGCTCTGCATAGATAACCTACAACGCTGTGGCGCCAGCAAACAGGCCATTACCCGAGCATTTGATGACGATGTCGATTTTCAGGAACGCATGGCAGAACACATCCGCTACATGGCTGAAACCATCGCCCGTCACCAAATTAATATTGATTCAGAGGTATAAAACGGATGAGTACAGCACTCGCAACGCTGGCAGGGAAGCTGGCTGAACGTGTCGGCATGGATTCTGTCGACCCACAGGAACTAATCACCACTCTTCGCCAGACGGCATTTAAAGGTGATGCCAGCGATGCGCAATTTATCGCATTGTTGATCGTCGCCAACCAGTACGGCCTTAATCCCTGGACGAAAGAAATTTACGCCTTCCCTGATAAGCAGAACGGCATCGTTCCGGTTGTTGGCGTTGATGGCTGGTCCCGCATTATCAATGAAAACCAGCAGTTTGATGGCATGGACTTTGAGCAGGACAATGAGTCCTGTACATGCCGGATTTACCGCAAAGATCGCAATCACCCGATCTGCGTTACCGAGTGGATGGATGAATGTCGCCGCGCACCATTCAAAACCCGCGAAGGCAGAGAAATCACGGGGCCGTGGCAGTCGCATCCCAAACGGATGTTACGGCATAAAGCGATGATTCAGTGTGCCCGTCTGGCCTTCGGATTTGCTGGTATCTATGACAAGGATGAAGCCGAACGCATTGTCGAAAATACCGCATACACAGCAGAACGTCAGCCGGAACGCGACATCACCCCGGTTAATGGTGAAACCATGCAGGAAATTAACGGTCTGCTTACCTCCATGGATAAAACATGGGATGACGACTTATTACCACTCTGTTCCCAGATATTTCGCCGCGACATTCGAGCGTTGTCAGAACTGTCCCAGGCCGAAGCAGAGAAGGCTCTTGGATTCCTTAAACAGAAAGCCACAGAGCATAAGGTGGCAGCATGACACCAGAAATTATCCTGCAACGCACAGGTATTGACATAAACAATGTCGAACAGGGAGATGATGCATGGCAAAAATTACGACTCGGCGTCATCACAGCTTCAGAAGTTCACAACGTGATAGCAAAACCCCGCTCCGGAAAGAAATGGCCTGACATGAAAATGTCCTACTTCCACACCCTGCT